AAATCGCTCAATATGCTGAACATATCGGTATGTTGGGTATCGGTGTTTATAGCTGGGGTGTTCATGTTGATACTCGTACATCTAAATACTTTTGGTATGATGGTGGCGCAAGTAATGTAAAAACTTTTGGTGGAAGCTTTGTGGAAGAAGATACCACTCCTACTATTGATACAAGTAAAATTGTAGATAAAGCTGCTGACCCAAAAGTTATTTGGGATTTCTTAAAATCTCAAGGATTAAATGATTATGGTATTGCTGGATTAATGGGTAATTTATATGCTGAATCTGGATTAAAACCAACTAATTTACAAAATACTTATGAAAAGAAACTTGGATATACTGATGCTGAATACACTGCCGCAGTTGACCAAAAAATTTATAAGAATTTCGTAAATGATAGTGCTGGATATGGTCTAGCTCAATGGACTTATTACTCCCGCAAACAAAATATGTTAACCTTCCATACTAAAAAAGGTAAGTCAATTGGTGATTTAAATACTCAATTAGAGTTTTTAGTTCATGAATTAACTACAAGTTATAAGAGTTCAGTTTGGGAAGTTCTAAAATCAGCAAAATCTGTTTTAGAAGCATCTAATGCAGTATTGTTGAAGTTTGAGCGTCCTGCTGACCAAAGTACCGCTGTACAAAATAAACGAGCCTCTTTTGGACAGGGATACTATAATAAATATCATGTTAACGATACTGTTGTGGCTCCAACAGTACCAAGTCAAGGAGGAACTGGTAAGATGAAATATTCCGCATCTAATAAGCCCCTTGTATGTATGCAGACACAGAGCACTTGCTACAAGGGCACATCTAAAATGACTGTTAAGGGTGTACTGTGGCACTCTACTGGTGCTAATAATCCTAATTTAAAACGCTATGTTCAGCCAAGCGATAATGCTTCTGACAAAGCAGCCATGTTAAAACTATTAGGAACTAATACTTATAAAAACGACTGGAACCATGTATCTGTACAAGCAGGATTAAACTGCTGGATTGGTAAATTAGCTGATGGTACAGTAACTACTGTTCAAACTATGCCTTGGGATTATAAGCCTTGGGGTTGTGGTTCTGGTTCTCGTGGTTCTTGTAATAATGGTTGGATTCAATTTGAAATTTGTGAAGATAGCTTGACAAGTAAGGCTTATTTTGAAGAGACTTATAAAGAAGCTTGTGAAATTACTGCTTATCTATGCAAAATGTATGGATTAGACCCAAAAGGCACTGTAAGTTATGCTGGAGCAACTGTTCCTGTTATTTTATGTCATGCTGATTCTCATAAATTAGGATTGGGTTCTAATCACGGAGATGTATTACATTGGTTTAAGAAATACGGTAAAACTATGGATGATGTCCGCAATGACGTTGCCGCTTTAATGGGAAGTACTTCTCAAATTACTCCTCCAGAAGAAGAGGATGAGCCAGAAGTAGTAACTCAGCTATATCGTGTACGTAAGAGTTGGGCTGATGCTAAGTCTCAAATTGGTGCATATACTAAATTAAGTAATGCAAAGGCTGCTTGTGATAAGGCTGGTAAAGACTATTTTGTATTTGATGGCAATGGTTTTGTTGTTTATCCTGAATCTGCTGTTGTTGTAAAACCAACTCCTGAAACTCCAACTAATACTTTAAAAGTTGGCGATGCTATTAAGCTGTTGCCTGGTGCAACTTACACTTCTGGTAAAGCAATTCCTAACTGGGTGTTCAAATCTAAATTATATTTGAGAGAAATCCGTGCTAATACTGGTAGTTATGTATTCTCTACCCAAAAAACAGGTGCCGTAACTGGTGTTGTTGCTCCTAAGTTTGTAGTTCCCTATGACACAGTAATTGAAGGTACTAATAGCGGTGGTTCTACTTTTACTCCTTATTTGGTAAAAGTTACTGCTGATGTATTAAATGTCCGCCAGAAGGCAACTACCTCTTCTCCAATTACCACTCAGATTAAAAATGGTGGAGTTTTCACTATTGTAGCTGAAGATGGCAAGTGGGGTAAATTAAAGTCTGGCGCAGGCTGGATTCACTTGGATTATACCAAGAAGCTCTAATCGTTTATTATAACTCATTCTGAAAGTTTTTAATATTTCTATTCTATTTTATAGCATGTGTGGGCGCATGTGAAAGTAGTAGCGAGCAAGATAATACCATGTAAGATAATATAGATGAAAAAATATTATAAGACAAGTAGGAATGAGTTATTTTTATAAAAGGTGATGAAAATGAAAAAGAAAAAGACTGAAAATAAAATGGAATTTTCTAAACGACTATTACTCCAAGAGTCATTGTTGATTTGGATTATTACAATCGCATTTATTATTTTAGCTTTCGTATGCGTAGCAAACCAATTCTTTGGTGAACTACCTTGGTTAGCTGCTATGTGCGGCTTCCCCTGGACCGCATATGGAGCAAGTCAAGCTTTTTATTTCAAAAAAGCGGAAAAAGAAAATACTAAAGGCGGAATTAAATATGAAACTGTTATGGCGGATTATTGTGAAGAAATTCCTCCCGAACAGTTTGATGCGTCCGCAAATGGATAATAAGGAGGATAAATTATGGAATGGTTACCACTATTATATGAAATTTTGCAAGTTTGTGTAATTCCTCTATTGGGTGTTTTAACTGCTTACATTGTTAAATACATCAAGGTAAAGAGCGTTGAAATTCAAGCAGGTGTAGATAATGATATGGCTGACAAGTATATTGCCATGGTCGCTGATACTGTGTCTGCTTGTGTTATTGCTACCAATCAAACTTATGTTGAAGCATTAAAGAAAGAAAATGCTTTCACTGCTGAAGCACAAAAAGAGGCTTTTCAATTAACATATAATGCTGTTATGGCTATTTTGACTGATGAAGCTAAAGAATATTTGGCTGAAATCTATGGCGATGTATCTACTTATATTACCAACAAGATTGAAGCTGAAGTAAATATTAGCAAAATCGTTCCTGTTGAATAATTTTTTTGGGCGAGACAATCATATGGTTGTCTCGCCCTTATTTTTTTTGTCCAATAAAGAAATTTTAGTTGATTTTCTAAAAAATCTTTGGTATAATATACACATAAGAAAAAATCTTAAGAAATTTGAAAGGAGAACGATATGTCAGATTATGGTGTAAAAGACATAAAAACACTAGAAGGTATCGAAGCTATCCGACTACGTCCAGGTATGTATATCGGTTCAGTTGGACCTGATGGTGTTAGACACATCACACTCGAAATCATTTCTAACGCAGTTGATGAATACTTAAACGGACATTGCACTAACTGTATTATTACGGTTGGCTCCGATGGAGTTATTCGTATCGCAGATAATGGTCGTGGTGTTCCGTTTGGAAAAGCTGAAGATGGTAGTGAAACTCTGGTGAATGTTTATACAAAACTTCATACAGGCGCAAAATTTGATAGTGATGGTAAAACTGGTTATAACACTTCTGGTGGTATGAACGGTGTCGGTGCCAAGGCTACAAATGCTCTATCTTCTTATTTTGCTGTTGAATCTGTGCGTGATGGAAAATCTGCTTACGCAGTTTTTGAAAAAGGTGAATTGAAATCTTATGAAGAGCAACCTTTTACAAAGGGACTACACGGAACTACAATCAGTTTCAAGCCCGATGAGACTATCTTCAAAGAAGGAATTCGTCTTGAATATGCCCCACTAAAGAAACAAATCCAAGAGCTAGCTTATCTATCTCCTGGTATGGTGTTTAACTTCAAATATGAAGATAAAGAAGAAGAAGTTATCACTTCTCAAAATGGTATTCGAGATTATATCAATGATTTAAATAAAGATAAAAATAAGGTAACTTCCGTATTCTATACTGAAAATATGGAAGATAGAATTGGTGTTAAGATTGCTATGCAGTATAATGATACTTATACTGATATGTATAAGCTCTATACCAACTCTATTCCTAATAGTGCGGGAACCCACTTAACCGGTTTTAGAACCGCACTCACGCAAACTATGAATGACTATGCTCGTGATAATAAGCTCCTAAAGGAGAAAGATGCTAATATTACTGGTGAAGAATTGAAGGAAGGTTTGGTTCTGGTTCTATCCTTCATTATGCCTGACCCTGTTTTCTCCGGCCAGACGAAAGATGTTCTTTCCAGTAGTGAAGCAAGAACTGCGGTTCAGCGTTTAACCGCCCGTGAAATCCGAGTATGGCTCGACGCAAATCCCAAAGACGCAAAAGCCATTGTTGATAAAGCACTTTTGGCACGTGCAGCCCGTGAAAAAGCTAAAAAGGCCAAGGAAACCGTTCGTAAAGTTGACAACAAGCGTCGTGTGATTATGCCTGACGTACTTGCGGATGCCAGCTCTAAAGAGCGTCACAAATGTGAAGTCTTTATTGTTGAGGGTAAATCTGCTGCAGGTACAACAATTGAAGCTCGTGACAGAGGTACTCAAGCAGTATTCCAACTTCGTGGTAAGCCGCTAAATGTTTTGAAGTGCGACCTACATAAGGCTCTTCAGAATAAAGAAATCAGCGGTATGGTTGATGCTTTTGGTTTAGAAGTTAAGGACGGTAAGATTATCGTTGATGAAACTAAGTTGAGATATGGTAAATTCATCATTACCGCAGATGCTGATGTTGATGGTTCTCATATTCGTGTTCTATTCCTAACTTTTATTTGGAAGTTCTGTCCAGACCTACTGGATAAGGGATATATTTATGCCGCTGTACCTCCACTATATAAAGCAACTATTGGAACTAAAATCCAGTATTTAAAGGATGATGCTGCTCTTGAAGAATTCCGCAAAACCAATAGTAAGAAATTTGAACTTGGTCGTATGAAGGGTCTAGGTGAAATGGACCCTGATGAAATGGCTGAAACTGTTATGAGTGCGGAGACTCGTACTTTAAAGCAGATTACCATGGAAGATGCGGCCGCCGTGGCAAATGTCTTTATGAGCTTAATGGGTGAGTCTGTAACTCCTCGTAAGAAGTTTATTGAAGATAACGCTTGGAGGGCAAATATCGATGTCTGAGTATCATGGATATTGGTTTTGGGATTTGGGCGATGATAAAATCATCCAAGCTCAAGATTTAATGGATGAATATTGTCTATTAAATTGCCCTCAAAGTGTTATTGGCCCATTTAAGACAGAGGCTAGTGTCAATTTATATAAAGCCGCACATCCCGATGAAAGTAAAAAATTCAATGAAATGTTGAAAGATATGGAGGAATTTTATTATGGCGAATGTAATTAAAGTTGCTCCTGGTGATACAATTTTATTCACCATTGGTGATGATGTTGATATTGATGAATATAAGGCGATTAGTGAAAAGCTAATTAGCCTATTAAATACTCCTAATATAGTTTTAATGCCTGAATATGCAATTAAAGATGTGACTGTATTTAAGCGTGAACTAACAGGAACAAGTAATATGTTTTTAGATGGAGGTTATATTTATGACCAACGCTACTAATGTAATCTCTATGGAGAATCGTAGACAATATACTTATGCTGATACAAATAAAGCATCTATTTTTGGTGGGGTAATCGGTAAGTATACTGGTTATCCTTTCCAGGTTGTAAATATTCAACCAAATGATGTAATTTTACTTAAAATTGCTGATAATTTAAGTTTGAGAGAGTGTCAAACAATTCAAAAAGAAATGAATGAAACTTTTCCAAATAATACAGTAATTTTATGTAATGACCACATTTTGAAGGGTATTACAGTTCTACGAGGCGAAACTGAAAAAATTAGTGATACAGTTGATATTTTATCAACAATTGATGTAGATAAAATGTTTGAAGAACTATTGAAAGGAAACCCGAATGATTTTCTATACTGATGGTTCCTGCGTTGGGAACGGAAAAGTGAACGCAAGTGGTGGTTACGGCATTGTTGGCGTTGACGAAAATGATTGTGTTCAGTTCGTCCGTGCCAAGAGAACAAATGGAACTACCAATAATAGAGAAGAATTGAAAGCTATTCTATATGTTATGCTTAATTATGGAGAAAAATGCGATGATTGGGGCCAGCCTCCGATTGTATATAGCGACTCCGCATATTGTGTAAATACTTTCAATGAATGGATGTTTAATTGGGCAAGAAATGGTTGGGTTAAAAGTGATAAAAAAGTTCCCGAAAATCTTGATTTAATTCAAGCCTATTATGATTGGTATAAGCAAGGTTTTCGTATTGATTTGAGAAAAATCAAAGGTCATGCTGGACATGAATGGAATGAACTTGCTGACCAGCTTGCTACTGGTTATATTTCTGAGGAAGAAGCATATGCCACATATAACTAAGTATTCAGAAAAAATGCAATGTATTAAACCTCCAATAGATAAGTTATGGAAAGAAGATTTGGAACGAAAATATGTGCGGATTCCAGAAGGCGTAGCAGAAGCCGCACATACTGCAGTTCGTGCCTTAGCTATTCCACCTTATATGCTTGAGAGGTTACGAGAACTTCCTACTCAATATTCATATATGACACCAGAAGATAAGTGTAGTATTTTTGATTTAGTTGAGGAAGTTATTAGTAATACAATGAAATCGAATTGGACAGAAGAAAATTTTTTGAAAGATTTTGTAGAGATAAAGGAGGTTCCTTATGGGAGATATAATTCAGACTCCGATTATCGGGGAAGTTGAGCAAAGTTTCCTTGATTATAGTTTGAGTGTTATTACCGATAGAGCCATCCCTTCAGCGGAAGATGGTTTGAAACCTGTTGCTCGTCGTATTCTTTGGGATATGTTCGATAAGGGTTATCATAATAATAAAAAGTTTGTAAAATGTGCTCAACCAGTCGGTGATACGATGGGTCGTTTCCATCCTCACGGCGATGCTTCTATTTATGGTGCGTTAGTGTGGTTGAGTCAACCTTGGAATATGAGATACCCTCTTATCTCTTTCCATGGTAATAATGGTTCACGTGATGGATACGAGGCTGCAGCTTATCGTTATACTGAATGTAAACTATCTAAAGCAGGCGAAGAAATGCTTGCTGATATTAAGAAAGATACTGTCGATTGGCAATTAGCATATACCGATGTGGAAGAAGAGCCAGTCTATCTGCCTGGTCGTATTCCCAATTTGATTGTGAATGGTACTTCTGGTATCGCAGTTGCGATGGCTTGTAGCTTCGCACCTCACAATTTAAATGAAGTTATGGATGCGGCAATCCATGTAACTCAAAACCCTAATTGTGATATTAAGGAAATTTTGAATTACATTTCCGGACCTGATTTCCCAACTGGCGGATTAATTATTAACAAAGACGAATTACCCGCAGCTTATCTAACAGGTAAGGGCAGAGCAAGAATCAGAGGAGAGTACAAAATTGAATCTGATAAACGTGGCGATAGTATCGTCTTTACTTCCATTCCTTATAAGGTATCTAAAGAAGACCTTGTAAAGGAAATTGATAAGCTTTGTGAGGAAGGTAAATTGGAAGGAATTACTACCATCCGAGACGAAAGTAACAAAGATGGTGTGCGTTTCGTTATTGAATTAGCAAAGGGAATTTCTGCTGAACCTATTATCGCAAAGTTGTTTAAATTAACTCGCTTAGAGGATACTTATAGTTTCAATCAGGTTGCTCTGGTTGAGAAGAAACCTCAGCTTTTGAATATTAAGCAACTTTTGGAAATTTATATTGCTCACCAGAAAGATGTTCTGTTGAGAAAAACTAAATATGAAGCTAATAAAGTTGCGGCTCGTATTCATATCTTGGAAGGTCTGTTGAAGGCTCTTGAAGATATTGACAATATCATTGCTCTTATTAAGAAGAGCGAGTCTGCGGCAGCTGCTAAGGTTGTTCTTATGAACCAGTATGGTTTCTCTGAAGCCCAGGCTAAGGCGATTCTTGATATGAAGCTTTCTAAGTTGGCAAAATTAGAGAAAGTTGAGATTGAAAATGAAAGAGCTGAGCTTATATCTGAGTTAGAGAGACTACAGGGAATTCTGCAAAATCCAACGCCAGAGTTAGTTAAGGGTTTTACAGAACTTAAAAAGACTTATGGCGACGCTCGCAGAAGCACTATAACTCAGGTTGCTTCCACTAAGGAAGAGAAGGAAATCGAATTCGTCGAGCCAGAGAAGTGTGTTGTTATTATGACTGAGGGTGGTCTCGTTAAGAGAATTCCTGCAACTAGCTTCCGTACCCAGAAGCGAAATGGTAAGGGTGTAAAAACTCAAGATGATATTACTCATGCAGTAATTCGTACTAATACGATTGACTCTTTGATGATTTTCTCTGATAAGGGCAAGATGTATCGTCTACTTGTCAATGATGTTCCAGTAGGAACCAATGTAAGTAAGGGTCAGTCTATCAAGTCCCTAATCAATATGGATATGGATGAACAGCCTGCTGTAATGTATTCTATTTATAGAGATACTGATGCTGCATATGTATTGTTCGTAACTAAAAATGGATTAGTTAAGAAAACAAGTCTTGAAGAATATGTTAAGACTAAGAAAAAGACTGGCATTGCAGCAATTACCATTAAAGATGGTGATGAGCTTGCCGCAGTATCTTTGGTTAAGGACGAACAGTTAATCCTGGTAACTAAGAATGGTATGGCAATTAGATTTGATTCTAAGGAAGTAAGTCCTACTTCTCGTGCCACTTCTGGTGTAAAGGGTATTAACTTGGGTGCCGATGATGAAATTGTCGCCGCAATTCCTGTCCGTAATACAAATGATAAATTGGCAATCTTCGTTAATGGTGGATACTGTAAGAAGTTTGGTCTTGACGAACTTCCTCTCCAGAAGAGAGCAGGTAAGGGTCTGATGTGTTATAAGCCTACTGATACTACTGGTAAAGTGGTTGCGGCAACCCTTGTTGAAGATAGTGATTGTGTATTGATTTTGGGTGATAAGAGCAGTATTTGTATCGAAGCATCCGAAATTCCAAACCTTGGTAGAGCTTCTATTGGCAATGTTGTTATCAAGAATAGTAAAGTTCTATCTGTAAGTAAGGTATGAGAACGATTTATTTCAGACCAAGTATGCCTATCGTTGAGTCGGGACGAGAAATGTCCCGACTCTATGAGTGGTTTGGCGAACAAAATGGTATTGAAATCAGAATGAACGATTTTACTTTTGCTCAAATTTTACATCGAATTAATATAAATCCAAATGATAAAATTATGTTTTTTGATGAACCTATGTTTGTATATGGTTATAGAGTCCAATTAGTAGAAGATGTTCCAGATTTTTATGTCAATATATTTGACTTCAGTGATTTCTGGAGTTGACAAAATAAAAAATTTTTTCTATAATATATATGTAATTAAGGAGAATAGAAATGGATAGTATCTATGATAAAATCAAGTTTCTTGTAAGATACCTTAACGAATGTACAAAAGCATACGATGAAGGTAATCCAAAAATTACGGACGAAGAATGGGATAATAAATATTTTGAGTTACAAGAATTAGAAAAAGAAACAGGTTTGATTTTATCTAATTCTCCTACTCAATCTATTTCTTATGAAGTTGTAAATGCTTTGAAAAAAGTTGAACATTCTCATAAGATGTTATCTCTTGAAAAAACTAAATCCGTTGATGAAGTTTCTGCTTTTGTAGGTAAAAAGGACTTCTTGGCTATGTGTAAGATGGACGGTTTAACTTGTTCTCTTACTTACCGCAACGGAGAATTAGTTTCTGCGGAGACTAGGGGAAATGGTCTTGTCGGTGAAGATATCCTGCATAATGCAAGAGTTCTTCCTTCAATTCCAAGTAAAATTCCTTATATGGATGAATTGGTTATTGATGGAGAAATCATTTGCACCTATACTGATTTTGAAAAATTCAGTTCAGAATATAAGAACCCTAGAAATTTCGCCGCAGGCAGTATTCGTCTTTTAGACTCCAAAGAATGTGCAAGCCGCAATCTTACATTTGTTGCGTGGGATGTTCTCACTCCAATGATGTTTGATGATGGTACCGAGTACAAACTTAGCCAAAAACTTAATTATCTTGTACCTTTTGGATTTACTATAGTTCCATATGCGACTGGTCCTGCTTATTACGCAGATGATACTGAGGTTGAAATGGATATGTTTATTGAGCAAGTGACTCAAATGGCTCAAGGATATAGTTATCCAATTGATGGTGTAGTTATTAAGTTTAATGATTGTGCTTATGGTCGTTCTCTTGGAGAAACAACGCATCATTTCAAAAATGCTCTGGCATATAAATTCTATGATGAAACTTACCAGACTAGCTTGTTGGATATTGAATGGACGATGGGTAGAACCGGTGTCCTTACTCCCGTTGCTGTCTTTGAACCAATCGACGTAGATGGTTCGACCGTAGAAAGAGCTAGCTTACACAATGTAAGTATTCTAAATGAAACTTTACATGGTTGGGGTTATAAAGGCCAAAAGGTGGACGTCTTTAAGGCTAATATGATTATTCCTCAGATTGCGTCTGCGGAAGAACCCGAGGATTTACCTCAGTATGATTATCCTTGGTTTGAACGCCCCAATTGTTGTCCTGTGTGCGGCGGTGAGGTCAAGTATAGTAAGTTGAATGACTCTATGAATCTGACCTGTGTCTCTCCAACTTGTCCTGGTAAACTAATCAATCGTCTGGACCACTTCTGCGGTAAGAAAGGTCTTGATATGAAGGGTATCTCAAAGGCAACTTTAGAGAAACTGATTGATTGGGGTTGGGTCAATGATTTTACTGACATTTTTGAACTTTCCATTCGTAGAAGTGAATGGGTCCAGAAGCCTGGATTTGGAGCCAAATCCGTCGAGAAGGTTCTGAACGCTATTAATACTGGCGCAAATTGTGAACTACATCAGTTCATTGCGGCCCTCGGTATTCCGTTGATTGGCTCAACGGCATCGAAAGAATTGGCAAAGCACTTTGAAACTTGGGAAAAGTTTGTCGAGGCAGCGGAAGGTGGTTTCGCTTTCTACACTCTTCCTAATTTCGGTGGTGAAATGCATAATAGTTTAGTTAGCTTTAATTATGCCGAAGCAAAACTACTTGCTGACCATTATATTCACTTTAATGCACCTGAAGTCGCTCCCGCCCCGGTCGGCGAGAGTTTAACTGGAAAAACTTTTGTAATTACTGGAAAACTCACTCATTTCAAGAACCGTGATGAAATCAAGGCACGAATTGAGGCTCTTGGAGGAAAGGTAACTGGTTCTGTTTCTAAGAACACAAATTTCCTCATTAACAATGATGTGAATTCCACTTCCTCTAAGAACATGACTGCCAAGTCATTGGGGATTCCAATCTTGTCAGAATCTGACTTCATTCAGACTTTTGGAATCGAGTAATTGACAAAAAGAAAAAAATTTTGTATAATAAAATCGTAAAGATTAAGGATGAAAATTTTCAATGAAGAAAAAAGAACTCAAGAATCTGGCTGTAAAAATCGCTAAGTGCGAACGAATCATTCAAACGAGCGATGATAAGAAAGCCGTTCATCAAGCAGAAGAAGAAATTATGCGTCTCTCAAGTTCCGTCGATAGACTGGAAGATATGGTCGCTATTGACGAGCTTGTGATGGAACTGCTTGAGAAAAATTAAAAAAAATTCTTGACTTTTCAAAAATTTTTTGATATAATATTTACATAACCGAGAGGTTAGAAAATATAAACTAAAAAAATATTATTTATTAAGAAGGAGATTATTTACTATGGCTATGAAGGAAAATTCCAAGAAGGTTCTGAATTATTTGAAGGAGATTAACGGCGAGAACGTAACTGCTGCTGACGTTGCTGCTGCTCTGGGTCTAGAGAAGCGCTCTGTTGATGGCATCTTTACTTCCGCTATTCAGCGTAAGGGCTTGGGTGTTCGTACTCCCGCTGAAATCGAGCTAGAGGATGGTACTCACAAGCAGG